GTCTGCAACCATGTTAATTCCTAGGCAAGCTCAAATCAGCTTTTGTCGACGCTGTAGTTTTGATTATTTACAAGCTATGTCACGCGCTAAAGGTACGAAATGGTATGTAATGTGTAGAGTGCCGTCAACATGTGACAGGTGCTCTGAAGGACCACATCAAGATGATGAACCACCAATGAAATTGTATTTACCTAAAGAATTCATAAATGATTTCAAATTGACCAGTATGGTGGATAGGATTAAAGAAAAGAAAGATGACAGTGTATTTCATGTCAAAATAGCCAGTGCAATCAGGATGAGGAACAAAGTAGTGGACCCTTATACCGTAGCATTGACAGACTTCTCAGCAGAGATACTGAAACGTATGGAAGAAGAGAGCTACAATTTCGTCATTTATGGGAATGAGAATTGGGAAAACTTCTCACGCTATTATGCAATACAAAGTACAAAATTACGAACTTTATTGAAAACAGCAAGATTTGTTTTGGCACCATTATACGCATTTGGGATATGCTTCGATGTCAAGATGAAATCACCAAGGAAATGTTCACAATTAATGTACGAGTCATCAGATACAGAAAGTTGGAATGATAGGAACATAATAAGTAACGATGCACCCAAGAAAGAGATCATAGATAGCCCCGAAGTTGAATTGAATGAAAACATAGTCAAAGTAGTAGACTCAACTAGTTCAAGCAATAACATTGGGGAATATGATGGTAAAACTGGCAGAATAGTCACACCTGATAGTAATTACAAGGTAGTGGGACCCTTGTTTGGAACAGGACACCACTTTGACATTAGAAATGGTGACAACATGCGAGCAGCAATAACAACCAGAACGAAAACCAATCATAAGTATGACAGCAATAGTGGAACAGCAAAGAAATTCAGTGCATGTTACAATCATATCATTAACAGATGGTTCACTCAAGAAAATGTGACTCTGGTTATGAGTGATATTATGAACAATTTTTGTGGATCAGATTTTTATGACCATTACAAGCCTAAGAGTATGGCTTGTGAAGAATGGGTAAAAATAATGAGAGAGAATTGGGAAAAACCTATTGATGACCCAACAGTACCAGCTTTTCTAAAAATGGAATTACTTAACAAAGTGAAACCACCTAGAATCATCATGAATGAAGGACCAAAACGTGTAGTCGCACAACTATTTACAGCTATAGTTTACGAACATTTAATATTCTACCAATTACGAGATAGTAATATAAAGAAATTAACGAGGGATCAATTTGCTGATCAGATCAGTAAGAGGTATAGCCAAAAGAGAATGAACTCAAAATGCCCATGTTGCAAATGTCCCGTTAAAGAATGTAAAACAGCAGTAATTGAAGTAGATCAGTCATCATTTGACATGAGCGAAACTTTTGATCCGATGACCGGATTAGGATTACTTAGCCATGAATATGAATTGATGACACATTTAAGTACGTTCACACAACATTGGATTGAAACAGCAGAATCTAATTGGCGGGCACAGAAAATGAGAGGCCAAGTTACCAGATTTAGATTCGACGTCAAGAAAAATGAAAGTATCACAACTTTATTGAATCGAAGAGTGAGACACAGTGGAGACAGAATAACTTCATCTGGAAACTTTTTGATAGAATATTTGGCAACTTTATGTTGTGTTTTGGATGATCCATTAGAAGCATTGTTGCAAGTTAGAAGTAAAATTGATCACAATGACTTCAAGAAATTTTGGAACCAAAGTGAAACTAGAAGAGAAATAGTTGACTTTAATGGCAAATGTTGCCAAATCAAAGGCGAACACGCGTTGTATTGTTGTGTAGTAGAAGGTGACGATGTCATTGCTAGGCTCGAAGCACCGGTGATGGTTGAAAACGATGAGATCATATCACGTTATCATGAACTGGGATTAGACGGAAAAGTTCAAGTTGAAACAGGAAGCGGCACAGTGAATTTCTGTGGCATGAATTTCCTGATCGATGAAGGGAACACTGAGAAAAGCGTTTATTCACCAGACATTATCCGAGCATTAGGCAAGGTGGGAACAGCTAAGAATGACCAAACTGACGAATCCATTTATAGTTCGAGCTTAGTTAGAGCAGCAGAATTCGCAGGACGTCAAGATTGGGTCGCAAACATTTTCAAAAATGTAGCTGATAACCACCACTCAACATTTAGATTGAACAAAGAACAAATCATGCATCATGGCAATGTTGGGAAATCAGAAATATTAGAACGTTACAAAACTTACTACAATACAGAAAAAGGCTTGAGTTTAGAAAAACAAGCGCAATTATTAGTTTTATCCATGAAAGATGGTTTAACTCCTATAAGACCTTTAGAACATTACAACCTCGATGATATAATTAATGACATAGTTAAATTAAACATGATCAATTGGAATGAAATACAAAATAATGAAGCGGTTAATGTATTACCAGATTATTTAGCAAAATTTCTATCGGATGGTGCTATCGTGACATTTAGCGCCACAGCTGTGAAATATGATGAACAACAAATAGTTGTGAAGAGTAATTATACTCAACCAGCAAGCGAAAATCCAATTGAATCAGGGATCAAGAAAAAGGGAGCTAAGAGAAACGGACGGAAAAGGAAACAACTGAAACAAAGAAAACAACAATTTGATAGTATTCAAGCTTTAGCTACAAGCATAATCTTTGATTCGGACGACGATGTTCGTCCTTGTTTCATGCCCGATTGAGTCTCTGAGGTGGGAGGCGGGGCTCCCATAATGACAAAATCCCAACAAACCCCGATGAAAAAGAAGCAATTGAAGAGAACAAAGAAGCCCAAGAGAGTCGTGAGACGAAGACCAGCACAAGCCAACAATCAAATGGTAAATGCAAACATCAATACCGCTAAAAGATATATGGATCCTGAAGGTAAAGTAGAAGCCCCAGCGTCCACATCATCTCTAGGTAATTTCACAACTCTCAACAACATTTTAAGACAATTATTAGTTACTAGTTCAACCCCAGGAACAGATCTGTATGTTTGTGTGCAATGGACACCAACGAGCAATCGATTGTTTTATTGGACAGGTATAACTGGTACACCTTTTATTGGAAATGTTAATTTGGGCAATTTAGCAGCAAACGTGCCAACAACAAGCAAACCTCTACGACTATCTGTCACAATCAGAAATACATCAGTTTTTACATCAACTGAAGGTAGCGTCAGAGTTTTGTGTATGCCTCAAAATTTGGATTGGACTGCATCATTTGCGACATCAAATACACTAACCAATGCATTTTGTGCAAGTGTAGATGCTATGATTGAATCCAACAACAAAACAGTCACTTTTACAGCAATGGAACTCCATAATGGAAAGAAATGGATATTTGCCCCAGTATCAAA